TGAAATTGTCAATGTCGTAGTTGATGAAGTGGTTCAAAAAGCTACTAAGCCTTTGGACAATGTAATGGAACAGATCCAGGAACTACTGAAAGACGTTCAATCCATGTCCACGGAAGATTTGAACTACTTTATAGCTTACCTACCTACCGTTATGTATTTCACTACGGATAGAGCCGAACTCGTCGGTATTAAGATGGACGCAAGCGCTGCGATCCGTCGCGAAAAATATGACGACCTGTACGCCTTTGCGGCAGGAAAAACCATCCCGGACAAAGAATCCGAGACACGCAAATTGGTAATGAACGAGATCGTCATTGAGACGGCCTATAAACGAGCCTATAAAAAGGTTCAGTCTAAACTGGAACAAGCGGATAAAGTATTAGCTTCGCTAAAAAGAGTTCACCAATTTAGACTTAATGATATCGAACTCACCCAATATAATTCAACAGGAGTAACACTACATGCTAAAAGAAATCGCCGTAAAGATGATTGACCCTAAACTAGACCGACTTAAATTTAAAGGAGATTGGGTTGATGTCCGTATTAGTTCAATCACTGAACTGGACGCTAGCAAGGAACAAGTATCCAAATGTCGAACTATTTTACAAAAAGCTCAAGTCTGTCCTATTAAGGCTGGTGAGAGCATTAAGATTGCGCACGGATTTGCTTTAGAACTACCTAAAGGACACGAAGCTATCCTCCATCCTCGTTCAAGTCTGTTCAAAAAGACTGGACTGATCTTTGTATCAAGTGGCGTTATTGACGAGGGTTACAAAGGGGATACTGATGAATGGTTCTCAGTATGGTACGCAACTCGTGACACTGAACTATTCTTCGATCAACGCATTGCTCAGTTCCGTATCCAAGAAAAACAACCTCAATTGAATTTCAAATTTGTAGATTCATTAGGGAACGTAGCTCGCGGAGGACATGGAAGTACAGGAGATTTCTAATGAAACTTGAACAGATTATGCAAGATTGGAACAAGGACTCCAAGGCGCTTGTAGCTGTTCACGGACTAGAGAGGGAAAACCTACCGAGGATTCCCTTTTCTACTCCTATAATGAACTTCCAAACCTATGGAGGTTTACCCCGCAAGCGTGTGATCGAGTTCTTTGGACCTGAGTCGAGTGGTAAAACTACTTCGGCTTTGGACATTGTCAAAAATGCGCAGTACATTTTCCAGGAAGAGTGGGAACAGTTGCAGGAAGATTTGAATGCTCAACTAGAGGAGCTTCAAAACGCAAAAGGTTCGAACAAAACTAAAATCAAGGAAATTCAAATGCGCTTGGACGCTCATAAGGAACCGCTGAAAATTGTATACTTGGATTTAGAAAATACATTGGACACGGATTGGGCTAAGAAATTAGGCGTGGACGTGGATAACCTTTGGATTGTACGACCAGAACATAACTCCGCAGAAGAGATCCTTCAGTATGTCATTGATATGTACGATACTGGCGAAGTTGGCCTTATTGTTTTAGATTCCCTTCCTTACATGGTTAGTCAAAACCTACTGGACGAAGAGCTTACCAAAAAGGCTTATGCAGGGATTTCGGCACCGTTGACGGAGTTCAGTCGAAAAGTAACGCCTTACTTAACTAAGTACAATGCTATTTTCTTAGGTATCAACCAAATCCGCGAAGACTTGAATAGTATGTATTCAACGTACTCAACGCCCGGTGGTAAGATGTGGAAGCATGCTTGCGCCGTTCGTATCAAGTTCCGCAAAGGGGACTTCATTGACGAAAAGGGTGAAAAAGTGAACCGTTCTGCTCGTAACCCTGCAGGTAATATGGTCGAAGCCTTTGTCGAAAAGACCAAGGCCTTTAAACCTGACCGTAAGCTAGTTCAATATACCTTGTCTTACCACGAGGGTATCCAAGTCGAAAGTGACCTTGTAGACGTGGCAATTGAATATGGCTTCGTAAATAAGACAGGAGCGTGGTTCAGTATTGTAGACCCAGACACAGGTGAGATCCTGGAGGACGAAAACGGAGACGACCTCAAGTTCCAAGGTAAGTCTAAAATAGTTCAACGCCTACGAGATGATGACCAAGTGTTCGATGATTTAATGACCAACGTACACGAAGTTATTTCTTACGAGGAGCAATAGCATGGTTCAACGAACATTATTTTCGCGTCCTAGTGGACCTAAGGTCTCCAAGCCTATCAAGCGCAGACCAAAGGTTCAACTAGACCGCGAAGTGCTTGAACTAATCAACAGGCGCCAACGTCAAATATTAGTTCATTCAAATCTCTACTATCGTCAAAACGTGAACCTTATTACAGACGCGCAGTATGATAGATGGAGTCACCAACTTTACGACCTAATACAGGATCACCCAAAGGAATTTAGAAAATCCGCATGGTACGAGGCTTTTCGAACATTCGATGGTAATACAGGTATGGGGCTACCTTATACCGATCCATGGGTAGAAGGAACCGCTAATCACTTATTGAAAATTTCAGGAGGACAACCAACTTGATCAATTTAGCAAATCGATATAGACCTAAGCAATTCTCCGACGTAGTAGGACAAGACTACGTCAAGGAAATCCTAATCAACCAACTAGAGACTGGTGAGATAAAACACGCCTATCTCTTCTGCGGAGGAGCTGGAACGGGGAAGACTACCTCAGCTCGTATCTTCGCCAAAGACGTGAACAAGGGACAAGGTACGCCAATTGAGATCGACGCTGCGTCTAATAATGGAGTAGAGAACGTCCGCGATATTATCGAAGACAGTAAGTTCAAATCATTAGACAGTCAGTACAAGGTTTACATCATTGACGAGGTTCATATGCTTTCGACTGGAGCCTTTAATGCACTATTGAAAACACTAGAGGAACCACCTGCAGGAACTATCTTCATTCTATGTACTACGGATCCTCAAAAGATACCTGGAACAATTATGTCCCGGGTTCAACGATTTGACTTCACTCGTATTCCTAATGAGGACATCGTTCATCAACTTGCTTACATTTTAGAAAGTGAGTGTGAACAAGGTGCGCCGTATAGCTGGGACTTGGAAGCTCTTGCGTTCATTGGTAAGCTGGCTAATGGAGGGATGCGTGATGCTATTACACGCTTGGAAAAAGTCCTGGACTACACAATGGACATCACTGTCGAAGAAGTAGCTAACGCTTTAGGTACGCCGGATTATGAGACCTTTGTAGCTT